GAAAGGCAGAACTAATTTTTGCTACAAAATACTTTTCTCCTTGTTCCATATTAAATTATTTTATCTATTTCCCAAATAATCGTTCAATTTTCTCATTAAGTCAAGTGATTTGTTGGTTGATGGCTCACTTTCGTCTCTGAATTTTTTTTCTTCTTCAATATTTTCTTCAAAATTATTTCTTTCTTCAGGATTTAAGAATAAATAAGCACCTGGTGTTGATGGTGATGATACTAAGTCAAAACAAATTAATTCAAAATCATCTTGAACTTCATTTCTCTCACCAACTTTTTTTAATGAACCAACACCCCTTGATGATATACCTAATGTAACACCTTGTCTAAGATAGTTGGCTGCCATATCACCTTTAGTTGATACAATACCTCTTTCGTGGAAACCTGGACTTGTTAATAGTCTTAATTTACCCATTAAGATATTACCATCCCACCACACCTCTGTGATAATATGTGAAACTCTATCTAAATCTATTAATGATGATTCAGGGTGATTCAATTCTGATAATGAAACACCCTTCTCAATCATTTTTTTATAATTGTCTGATTCTCTTTTTAAAATCCTTTCAGGATATACACGACCATTTCTATTTGGTGTGTCATATTTTTGTAAAACGGCATAAAATTCAAATGGTTTTGAATGGTCTAAAAAGTTTTTAGACTCCATTATGTATTTATTATGTTCGGTAGTTGGGGAAATATATCCGGCATCTTGTTCAATTAAGATACCTTTTCCTGATTCATATGGTTTTAATATTTTTAAATTCATTGTTTTGTTTAACAATAAATATTAAATATTTTCTGTTTTTATACTTTCTTTAGAAGGTTTTACATTTTTAGTTACATAAAATCTAAAGAATTGATTATTTTTAAAATTTTCTTGGAATAATTTAGAGGTAATGTCTTTTAACGAATCTTTAAGAAAATTGTCTTTAAAACCTATCTCAACATTATCTTTAAGAAAGAAATTGATTTCTAAATTCATAAAAGATTTTTTATTTGTTGATAATCCACTTGACCTTAAATCTAAATCAACAATAAATTTTTCATCAAAATTACTTTCTTTTATTTTCTCATAAATTGAATGTTTGATACTTCTACTTAAATTTAAGACGACTCTTGACCAATTATCAACGTCTTTTTTTGGTTCCACCCAAGTTTGAATATTTAAATAGATTGATTTTAGATTAATTGAATCAACAGTACCGAATAATACTTTAGCGGTTTTAAAACCGATAATTTTGGAAGTTTTTCCTTTTTTCATTATTTTTCATAGTAAAAAAGTTTATTTTTAATAAATGTAAGTATATTTACAGGAAGAGTCAAAAAAATAATAAATTGGGGATTTTTTAATATGATAATTGTAAAAATTAATAAAGATAAAAACATTGAGAAAGCTCTTAAAGATTATAAGAGTAAGATAATTAAAACAAGACAAATGTCTAAATTGGTTAACCTTAAAGAATTTGTTAAACCATCAGTAAAAAAAAGAAACGTGCTTAGCAAAGCTAAACACGTTCAGAAAAACTTTAAATCAAATAGGGATTAAAGGTTGTCGTGTAAATTTTTTAATTTATAGTAATTTAACTTATCGTATTTTTCAATTGAAATCTTTTCAACAGTTTCAGTTATTGATTTTCTTGTCGGTAAATCGTGATTTTGATTATACATAGTTTGTAATTTCTCAACAACACTTTCTTTAATTGTGGAATACTTTGGTTCTAACTCAGAATCGTCAACAGATAACAATTCATTAAATTCTTTCTTCTCTGATTCGTTTAAACCATTAATGTAATTTGTTATAGTTTTGTTAGCCATATTAACCATAGTACTCAACGGAACTTTAACAACATCTTTTTCAATAACAGGTTGTTTAGTAATTGTTTCGGTAATAACCTTTTTACTTTTAATTTTTGATTCTAAATTTAAAACCCCACTACTAAGTAGATTGTCAATTACCTCATAATTATTTTTGGACACAGAAGAATTGTTCACCCAATCTTTAATTTTTTTAAAGTCAGTAGGAATTACTTTATTAAAGGTATTTTCATAAAGAGTCACCATTTCATTGATGTAATCATTCGCAACCTCATTATTTAAACCTTTATTAGAACTTAAATCATCGTAGATGTAATATAATCTATTGATGTTTTTATTTTCCAATACTAATTTTTTAAATGTTTTAAGTTCGTTTTTAAATGAACCATCTTTATACGATTCTAGTAAAACATTTTCTATTTTTGTTTTTAATATTCCAAATTTCATTTTATATATTTTATATATAAATATTAGTCACCTAAAAGTTTATTCAAACGATTTTCAATTTCTCCTAAATTATTTTTACCTTTGGATAAATCAATGTACTCGTCTTCAGCATACATATTATCTGATTCTAATAATATTTTTAAATTATCTTTTCTCCCAACAGATTCAGGAGTGATACCAGCATCACCACCCGGTTCAGGACCTGGAGGTGGGGATGGCATTCCCATATCACCACCCATATCACCACCCGGAGGAGGTGGAGGTGTTGCTCCCGCAGCGCCTGATTGTGTTCCACCTGATTTATTCCCGTATAAGTTATCAACATTATCAAAGATACCTGTGTGAGTGATAATTGTTGCGGTATTAGTTAATTCAGCACCAACCGCTTTTTCAATACGTTGTTGTTGTAAATCAAGTTTAATTTCTTCGTCAGAAAATCCTAATACGTGTTTTTTAGCCCAAGTAACTGATGTTGGTGCGATACCTTCAATTGCGGTAACCGCCTCTTTGTATAACGCAACTTTTTCTTTCCAAGCTTCAACTTTTAATAAATCCGCCTGTGTTGATGGGTTAGTTAATGATAAGGTAAAATTAGATAATTCATCCTCAAAACCTAATAAGAATAAATGGATAATTGCAATTTTATTTAATTCGGCAATCATACATTTTTGTATTCTATTAATTGTTCTTGCGAAACGAATATCCATTAAAGATAAATTCTTACCTTCACCAACAGGTTCTTCAAAACCTAAGAAAGCTTTAGGAACACGTAATGCTGTTAATAATTTCTTTTGGATATACTCAATATCGGCAATCTCACCTAAGTTTTGTGCTCCCGGTAAAGTCTCAATTGGACTTGGTGCCGCTTGGTCACGAACAGGGATGAAATAATCTTGGTCAACCGCCATTTGATTATATCTTAAATCAACGTTACCTGTTTTACTATCTACAATTTGGTCACGTTTAAATTTGTTTGCAACACGTTGTACATATGGTTCAACATCTTTATCATCCATATTACCAACAAATATTTTGAATACACGTCTCTCAGGGGCTCTTGATGTTCTATAAATTAACATTGCATCCTCAGATAATAATAATTGTTTCCAAATACGTCTAGCCTTCTCTAACATTGATGTACCATACGGTAATTTTCTATCATCACCTAATAAACGGAAGTGCGCCATCTCCCAAGAATTAAATTCCATGTCTTTAACTTTCCATAAGAAGTGTAATCCTTTAGTGTTGTTGACTTCTTCAACACTACTAATTCTCGCAGCCATACCACGTTCCAAACGTTCTATTTCAATGTTTGGTAATTGCATACAACCTATAACTCCTTTGTCTGAATCTAATTTAAGGTAAACAAAGTTATCACCGTATTTACAAGTATTTCTAACCCACATAGGTAAGTTTGTATTTAAATCTAAATTGTTATTAAATAAATCAGTCAATACAGATTTGATACGTTTTGATTCAGAATAAATTTGTAACATAAACCCATTCTCATCTGAAGTTGTGGATTCTTCGCCATAGATATCTAACGCTGCGGATATTTCAGGTGTGTACTCCATTGATTCATAATCGTAAAACGATGCTAAACGTGTTGGTTCGTAATATATCGCTTGAGAATATAAATTACTCTCAATTTTAGCCCATTGGTTTGTTAGATAAAATGTTTGTTGTGCTTGTAATTTTTCTTTTTCGTATTCAGGTTTTGAAGTTGTTTTTAACAACTCTTTTTTATCAAATTTATACGTGGGGTAATCTTGGTTTAATAATGAGTTCGGACCGAAAGCTTTACTTAGTCGTTGCCAAACCGTTAAATTGTTCATGTTTTCCATATATGAATTTTAATTATAAATATCAATTTTTAAATAGTTTATCTTTGTCCGTAGTTACCGAATAACCAACCATATTGTATATAATCATCTTTGGATGAGTTTGAATTACTTTGTCTACCTGACATATCGTTATAGTTGGGGATAACAGGATTGAAGTCCATATCTTTACCTACTGAGTTATTATTATTAACTGACCAAGAATTAATCATTGCTTTAGCTTGGTCTGTCACTTTGTTTAGTTTACTGAATGATGTCTCCCCAACGTATGTTGCCATTGCGATAGACATAAGTAAGTCGTCGTGTCGTCCTTTTTGGTGGTCAGGTCTACCATTGATATAAATGAACGTATCCATTTCATTGTATAAACGATGACTATAGATTCTGAAGTCGTGTCTCATCGCTTCCTCATATGATGCAATAATCTGAACACGTTTATTGTTAAAGTTAATTCCCGGTATTTTTTCAGCTGATTTTGGGTTATATTTCCAGCTATTATTAATATCTTCACCATCAACATATAAGTCCTTATAACCTAACTCTTGAAGTTTTCGTGATGTGGAAACACCCATACCACCTGTGATATCTACAACGATATATGCTGAATACATATTAGCCCATTTAAAACAAATCTCAGCCATAGTATCAGGAGGTAATTTACCGACAAACTCAGCAACTTGTTCACGAGTATCAAAATCTACAATTTGGAATGAACTAAAATCCTCACTATCCCCACGAC